TGTGACGAGGCCGTTTACAGAGCAAAAGAGATATGTGTCTATGTCTCTACAAATCTCATATTAATCTCTCTTACAGTTACAGTGACAATGCCTCGATGATAAGTTCGGCCACCTCAGCATACGTCTCATAGTCGTCCTGAACAATGTCTATCTCATGTTCAGTAATAACCGCTTGAAGTGCTTCTTCATCATCCGCCTCACCCATTGCTGTTATGGCCTCTGCTGTCAACTCTTCCTCGTTGCTGTTATCCGACTCGCTACTACCATCATCATCTGATTCAACCGCCTCATCTTCGAGCAAACCAATGAAGTCCACGTTGGTGAACTCCTGCTTGGTACGGACTCTAAAAGCGATAGGCAATCCCTCAGTCTGGCCTACAGCGTCGGCAATGTCGTCAACATCATCGGGAGGATCGACACCGAGAACAGCCAAGTCACCCTGGAACCAACACAGGTTGTCTTCTGTTGCAAGACCGGCAATCTTAGTCTGCTTACGGCCTTCAAATCCTTCCGGTGCTGTAACTTCCATTGTCCATACACACTGAAGTCGTTGTGTCTCAGACTTGGACAGGCCAACAACAGCACTTCTGATTACTCCCTCGTACTCTCCGTCAGGAAGGCCACCACCTGTCCGTGGTGTAGCCTTTTTCCACGTACTTTTCAATGCACGCAGCTTGCTCGCCACACTAACTGTATTCATACACCTATCCTTTCAAAAATAAATAATATTGTTTCTACTACACTGTACGATTTTATGTTTGCCGAGCTTGCCTCCTTTCTATCTTATGCAACACAGCCATAGGAGCAAAAACACCCTTCCTATCTAATTATCCCCTTCATTACTGCCTGATTATTCCGTACCTACCCCGTCTTGGGCAAGCTGTGTTGCAGAATCACTATCTAAATCAGTTTGATAAGGCCGATATGGATGTAACGGACAGGTAACAATATTACATTTTTTTATTTCTGTAGCCTGCCAGCACATACAATCGAGACATTTACTATTAATTGCGGCACGTAAACTATGCCTCTTCATGGCTTTATCATATTGTTTACGATACGACCCACCAAATAAATTGGGAATATTGGCTCGATATGCTGCTACTTGTGTTTTTTCGCTCATTTCCGCCTTGCTGTTTTCTTAACTTTCTTGTGTTTCTTAACAATTTTTTGTTTGCCAAAACACCCTAAAAGATTATCAACCGCCTCCCGTTCTGTTGCAAATTGCATTGTTCCAGTTGGATACTTCTGTAACAACACATTGAGATTATCTTTAGCCTCCTCGGATTCGGAACTCAAACAGCTTAAACACCTAATCGGTCTGCTCTTCGCCTTTCTTGTCAGACCATTCACCACTCTCATGTGAAGTATCATCGAGCAAGCATCGCCGATTGAATTGTATATCGAGTTTGACAAATCCATACTGGCTTTATTCACCTCTGTATTGTTCTCTGTTCTCTTCCTCTCACGCTCATGTGATAGGATTAAAACACCGGGGCCGAGTGCTGCTAATCTTAAAATCTGATACTCCAATTCAAATCTAAGCTCTTGCCAGGCTTCGGCAAACCAACCGTCGCCACCTACCTTACGTGTAGCCTCACGCAAATCCGCTATTCCCATGTCGTGGCAGATTGTACTGATACCAAGCGGGGTTAAAGCGTCTATGGTGTCAATCACCCACATCTTGACCGTCTTGACCAGTTCTGGTGACTGTTCCATCTTATCGATAAACGCACGGAAGGTCGGCCATGTCGGACACATTGTTTTACGAATGTTCCAACTGTGGTTTATCCGTTCACACTGGATAAAGTAAGCACCGGATTGAGATAAGTTATATTTCTTTTGTAAAGCAAATCCCATTTCTTCGGCAAACTTACTTTTTCCCACCCCAGGCATGCCGAATACAGCGGAGATTGACTCTTCAAAACATGTAGTAGCGGCAGACGCTTCTGTTTCAAATACAACCTCATGGGTGGTTTGCTGTTTCTCAATACGCTTTAGACGAGAGACGAATTTGCTTTTCTTGTCCGTGCCGGTTTTATTTATTTGGCCTCTAATTATTTTTCTCATTCTCTTGCTCCTCTATACAATATTGATTATATCTTTTCCAAAAGTTATCAATTTCTTTTAACGAATTAAAACAACTCTCACATGATGTACTCACATATTTTCCCTGCTGTGGCATAATGTAATTTTTTGGTTGAGGTAGATTTCTTCTCCACCACCATCGCCATAATACTGTGTCACCTTTATAATAAAACCATATTCCTGATTTGGTTATCTCAAAGGCTTTTATTATTCTTTTGAATTTCACTGTTCCAACTCTTCCTCTTGTATCTTCAAGAACAGTTTGCTTTCTCTTTAGTCTCCCAAATCATACAACATTGTCCTCTCCTTAATGTTGATCACAGTTGGTACAAAACAACAAGCTATACCAAAATCACTATCATACACAAAATATATCCATCCTCCTGGAACACATCTTATATACACATCATCTACTTTAATTTCTTCATTGATTTTCATACGATACATTTCGTTTCTTGATTCTTCTATTGTTACAGTTTTCATTGGGCAAGTTCCTCCTTTTCAAGTGGATATAACATGGTTCGTTGACGATAGAACCGTAGATAAAGTTCATAATTATTTGGGTGCAGGCACAACGGCAGAAATTCACAACCAGAATAATCCGAACATTTAGTCTCCATCTGCGGCCAGTAGTTAGGATCAAGTAATTGTTCTTTCGTCAATCCATCATAAATCATTTTAAGTATTTCGGCCATACGTTCAATGCTGTTGCCAACCGAATCTACAAATTGTTTGACAAGTGACAACTGTAACCAAACGTAATACATCTCTGGCCGATCAATACAATCCTGTCTAATCTCTTCAACAAATTCGTCAACAGTTTGCTTTCTCTTTAGCCTCTTTTGAGGTTTCTTGAAGATACAATAAGTACATTGACCATAGTGTTTTGTCTTACTATTTCTACTGCCCCAACAGTAGCTATTGATTTGTTTGTCAAGTTTCAATGAGTCCAAATACCCTTGATTAACTCTGGAGGCAGTCTTAATCTCGTATAAACTATTCTTACCTTCATACACACCTTCACCGTCTTCGCTGCCTAAATAAGTGACACCACACCTAAGTTTAGTGCTGACAGGCACTTGCGACTTGGTAAGTGACATTCCATGTTGTATAGCTTGTACTTTTGCCTGTTCTAATATGACTTCAATGAGACGGTATTGCAAATCAATCTCATCGGCTAAATGACTTGTGTCATAGCCTTTCAAACTGGCAATGCTCTCTTTCCTCATCAATTGTTTCCAATTTTTCTTGCCCAGAAGAATAGCCTCAAAGCCTGCTCCAAGAACAGAACCATACCAAAATGCCAAATTAATATTCTTGGTTTGTAAATTTAATATGTATCTCCAGAAATATTTTCGTGGGCAAGCAAACGCCATCATTTTATGAACTGAGACACATTTTAACTTTGTACTTGGAACAATTTTATTTGATTTTTTCATTTTCCTCTTTTTCAATCATAAAATAATATCTTAATTAGTATGGGCCTTATGCACCCCAAGTCGTGCAATATGTTTATGCACCACAACCTCACCATCCGGCCAAACATCTAACGCTACCAGACCAAACTGAACTTTGCGTGAACATTGACGAGAACCGAATTTCGTTCCGTAGGCTTGAAGCCCCGGTGTAGAAATACCAATCACATCTTCTGTTTCGTGAACACAAAATCTGTGTGTATGTGATCGTACTAAAACATCAGCCTTTGGTTGTTCTCCTACCGCCGCCCAGTCTTTGTTGTCTCTTATTTCGTTAAACAAGCTGGTTGACGGGTTTACAGTATTACTCTGTTTGTGTTTCAAATCAAACACACATCCATTTACATTTTCCCATTCATGGCTACCTATCTTACAACCAAAGTGTTTAGCTATATCCAATTCAAAATCTTCAGCATCGCCAGTATGATACCCAGTACCAAAAGTCATTGTGTGACGTTTGGCCTTTATTTGTTTAATACATTCTATGGCCATAGCCGCTTGTTTTTTCCTATCTGTAGTTATTTGTTCTGTTCCGCCTGACCTTTTGCCATCACCATCAATCATGTCACCGTTTATAAGACACACATCTATGGGACGCAAAATATCAAGTGTTTTGGTATACCAATTCCAACATTCAACTTGAGTCTTGGCGAATTTATTTCTGATACGAACTTCTTCACTGGGAGGGTTAGGAATATAACTCCATTGCCAAGATGGAGGAGTAAGACCGACATCGCTGCCACAATGTGTATCTGCAAATAAAAGAACTCGTTTTATCCGCCCTTTTTTAACAACACGTTTTACAGAACTAACATGAATGTTAAGTCGTCTGGCAACTTCAGTTTTCATCATACCTGATCGAAGTAATTGACATACTTTTTTGGTGGTAGATATATTCATCAATAAAACTCCTTAATTATACTCTTAATCCTTCAACTTGGAAAATGTCCAAACCATCTATCTCTCTTACACCATTTCGTATAGCCTTATTTACGGCAGCATTGTCTACAACAAGGTACTCTCTCGGCACTTTGTTGACATTTACAACATCAAACGTCCATCGTTTAGCTGTAACAGTTGTCTTGGCAACTTCAACTTCGGGCTGTGTAATCTCATGTGTCTCATGTCCTTTGGCTTCATGTGCTGCCTGAATCTTCTGTCTTCGTTCCAACTCTTTCTGTGCCTTCTCCTCTTGTAGTTGACGAAAATCCATTACCTTGTCACGAACTATTCTGTCAGCCTCTACAAATGGTTCGCTTAACTTCTTGAACATGGCATTAGTAGCTTTCAAACTGGCATTAAGCGGTTTAGTGATCTCTTTCCTCTTACTTTCGATAGTTTTAATCGCCTGTTTGATTTGTGTCAAAGCTGTGTATGCCTCTTCCTCTTGCTCTGTTGTTGTTACTTGAATTGCGTCAGCCTGTTGTGATAGTAAAGCGGCATCATTCTCAGCTTTCTGGACAACCTCAACAGGGACTATAGATGTATTAGTTTTCTTTTTAGCCATTTTACTTTTCTCCAAGTGCATCATTCATATTATTTTTAACCCACTCAGGCGCCTTTTCAAAAAATAAAACAGGATATGCTTCTCCATTTGTATAATCTTTGTATGAAAGAAACTCATGGTCTATATCTGAACCCAAAAACAATTGCAACAAAATCCTTTCTGTGTCAGTAAAATTTTTCTCTGTGTTAACGCAAATATGATAATGTGGAAATCCTGATCTTGAAATTTCTTTTTTAGCTACACACTTAAACAAGGATTTCAACATCTCAAATCTTTTGTTAAATACTTCCATTGATTCTTTATCATCAATATCTACAAACAATTGATTCTTTTTCGGAAGCACTATTTTTAATCCCTTTTTCTTAGCCTCTTCTTGTAGTTTTTCTCGTGGTACACCATAAAATTCATTCATTATTTATCCCTTTCAAAGTTCATTAGCCTTTTCGTAAGCGGCACGAAAGACTTCAGAAATAAGGTCAAATTTGGCACGCTTTCCTACGAAAATAATTGGAATGTTATATTTAAGAACTATGTCTGAACACCAATAGTAAATCGTTCTGGATGTTAATCTGGCCTTACCTCTACTCTTTTTCCTTATATACATCAACGCCCGGTTAATACTTAACTCGCTTAGGGTATCTTCCACAATAATAACTTTAACCGGATATTTGCTCAAGCGTTTCAAGAACCTTTCAAATGTAGGACGATAGCCATTGGCCAAGTCATTCAGCAATTCAACCAGACCAGACTTTTTTTCAATGGCGATTACCTTTTCAAAACCTCGAATCGTATAATCCCCTGTCTTCAACCTTTTCCTCTCAATCTTATATGGCAAATCCCAAGCTTTCTTCTCACGGTCATCCATGATAATTGTAAATGATTTGGGAATTTTTTTGGGCTTCAAATATCTCATTGTTGTTCTTTCAATAGTTCTGAGTTTTCATGGATGTTGCCAATGACTTCAAGTTCCAAATCAGGACTAAACAAAATATACGACGAGCCGTCCTCTGGATCGTTCCACCATAGAATATATCTACAAAATTCCTCTTGATATTTAACCTCCCAAATAGGGCTATTTTTCGATTTTACCAAATTTCCTTTGTATATCTTCTTACCGTTCTTATCCTTGCGACCAATACTCTGGCCTACGGTTTCAAGAATGACTTCATATTCACTTCCATCTAATAAAACAATCTTATCTATATGAGGGACTCCCTTTGGATGACGTACATCCTTATATACAGGTTCTATATGAACGTACCATCCATATACCCACTCACCATTATCTTTCCTTTTGCCTCTATATGGCCTCATTCTGTTTCTCCTTCCAGAGTTTTACCAATTTCTGTTATTAAATTTGACTGTTCGATATTAATACATTCAATATGAGGCAAGGCGTTTTGTAGTAGATACCTCAACTTGGCGTTCTCGGCTTTGAGTTTCTCGTATTCTCTTTCGTATGCAAAAAAGTCTGGAAACGTCTTAAGTGTTTTATTCAGTTTGGCGTTCTTGGCTCTGAGTTCCATGATCTCTGCTCTTAGGTGTTCTTCATGCTCTATAAGTAAATGGATTTCTTCTTTGGTGAAAAAATCTTTTGCCGAATCATATCTATTACACAAATCTTTGTATAATTGTATAACTTCATCTACTTTGTTCATTATCAACATCTCCCAAGACTTGTCCATCTTCTCTATCGGCACAAACATCGTGACAATCGTGGTCGTAAATACATAAATAACACATCGTCCTCTCACATATAGGACACACGACAAAATGGCCGAAACTCTGTGGTCGGCCACATATTTCACATTCCTCTGATGCTCCCCATCTATCCATAGCAATGTCTCCGGTGATTCTTTTGCTCTTCAACTCTTTTGCCACTATCACACATTATATCATCTCTTTTACTCTTTTACCTTCATTTTTCTATTATAACATACCAATCAACCATTGTCAAGAGAATTTTTAATTTTTTTATGCCTCAATATGTTTCCAATTTCTTTTATTCAAAATAGCAGAAACCGTTTCTCTCGTTGTATTAAATTTACTGGCAAGCTCTTTTTGTGTGTACATACCAGTTTTATAATACCAATAAATTGTCATTGCATTTTGCTCAGGTAATTTTGCAGCAGGGTGGTTTTCACCAATTTTACAAACATTTGCTGTGCCATGTCTTACTGCATCTTGCCTATTTTCACTCCTTGTTCCCCACTTCAGGTTAGATAAATTATTGTTTAGTTTATTTCCATCTAAATGTCTACACTCCATATTCTTTGGGCATTTACCAACATAGGCTTCAAGAAGTAAACGATGAATATGTTTGTTATATGCTTTTTTATTTTTGAATAGCTGAATAAGCAAATAACCGCGTCCATTTATTGATGGTTTAAGCCATTTATTATTTATACGTGACCATATTTTTCCATCTTTAGTTATACAATAATCTGAAAACCCTGGTATTTCTTTCATAATTCTAATTTCTCTTTATGTGCCCAATCAGTTGTGCTACGTGAAACATCAATTCTGAATTTAAGTCCTAATTTCATTAGCTGCGGTATTTCTCCCATTGCTTGTATAGTATCAAGACAAAACTGCTTTTCATCTTTTTGGATTTTTCGCTCCAAAATGATTTCGTCATAAACGGGCAACACGATTTTTACGTCTGGATATTCTTTCTCGTATATTTCATCCACTTGCAGAAGACCCGCCTTAAAAGCCTGTGCTGCACCTCCCTGAACTATGGCGTTTAGCGATTTGTACGCCTGTCCATGTGGTATATGATAGCGACGACCAAAGTAATCCTGAACGTAACCATAAAACCGCAACTCCTCTTCCAATCTTTTTTGCAACTCACGTATAAAGGGAAATTCCTTATTGTAAATCTTCATTTCCTCTTTGGCTTGTTCAATACTTATGTTTTGTGACGCCGCCATTACTCTAATGCCCAGACCATATATAACACCAAAATTCTGGTTCTTAACAATCTTCCTCTTATCCGGTCGTCCAAGTAAATCAGCCATGTGTTGATGTAAATCTGCCCCATCCAAGTAAGCCTGAAGCATATTGACTTGTTCTGCATAACTTAAAAACATAGCCATCTCTTGTTGACTTACATCGAAAAAATAAAATGCTTTATTGTTTCTCGGAACGAAACAATATCGAACATTATTCTCTTTTCCTCTTTGCTTTACATTCGGTACAGGGACGTTTAATAAGTTTGGCTCCGAACAACTCGGTCGGCCTGTACGAGTATTTGTCGGGTTAATGTTACAATAGACAGTCCCACCTGTCCTCTCAGCCTGTTCGGTCAATGGCTTCAAATATGTATTGGCAATCTTACTATACGCTCTAAAGTCCAGCAACACCTTGATAAACCTCTCCGCTTTTTTGGGCACACCGTCTCTAACAGCTTGGTTCAGGACATCAACACTTGTTGTCTCCTTACCCTTCGCTTTAAGCTGTTTACTTTTAACCCCCAGAAATTTCAACGCTTCCAGAATTTTTTTGGGCCCAAGAGTAAAATCAGGCGGAGACAATTCATCCAGTATTCTCCGCTTGAGTTTAATCTTCGGTAACAATACTTTAAGTTCGGCCTGTCCCCGCTTAGCATCGAATCCCATCCCTGCCTCTTCGATTTTCGTAACCACATGTGTGACGGCCATTTCCCTGTCAAATATATTGCCATATTCATCGGCCATATATGGTGACAGTTTTTGAAACAATTGCCATCCCACAAACACATCTGTCTGGCTGTAGTTACCAATCATTTCATTCGGCAGGAAACTATAATTAACATATTCCTTTGGGTCGTCTGTCCAGGCAGGATTCCATTCGTCTTTTCTTTTACTCCATTGCCGTCTCAATTTGGTCAACTCTTTTTTCAAATCCACTTCCCAATCGCTTATCCCAGGGCATATAAATTCGCTCAACGCTTGCAGAGAATGGCTTTTGCGACGATCCCAGTATATTCTGGACATAGTAAGGGTACACAATTGAGTTCCATTAACCTTAATACCATTGGTCTTACACACTCTCAAGTCATACTTGGAATTATGGGCAACTTTCATAGAATCTTTTGCCAATAGTTCTAAACAAGCCTTATATAAATCTGTACCCCATCGTCCCCAGACTAATACTAATCTATCTTTGTGAGGAAAACAAAGTGAAATACCAAAAGGAAAGGGATTATCTACAATTCTATGGTTGTCATCAAACAACACAGATGGTGTATGAAACAAAAGACCACTTGTTTCTGTGTCCCAAGCAATAATATCTTTCTTTCGCTTCAATAAAAGTCTGGTGTCTTTATTATACTCCCAAACTCTTATGGCATTTCTATACTGCAATAAAATGTCTGTGTAATCACCCACCTATTCCGAACTCCATTCATTGTAATAATTCACATGTTTACAATAATGACATGCAATAAGCTTAAATTCATTACGAGGAAGTATTATAATCTGTGTTTTGTTGCAATCTGGGCATCTTACTTTTATACTCAAGTTTGTTGATATTTTTTTACCGAAAACAGACACATTCATAAGTGCTTGTAAATCTGTTATAATTTTGTACTCTTCTTCTGATACGGGATACTCACCGGTTTCAGGAGAAACATCTGAGTTTTTCATCATATTGATTAAAGCCAACATCTCTTGTCTGGCCAAAGTCATTCGATAAATTTCCTGTCTGGTATCAATCATTTTATATTTTTTGTGTAAAACCGCCATGTTAAATCTCCTGTTAAGAAATTGTCTTCAGTTTATAATTTCGCTCATCATACCCTGCTGCCTTCATAAATGCCTTACGATAATCATCATCCGCTCTTTTTACTTGATGCTCTTTACTCAATTCCGTCAAAATCTTTTTTATCTTGGCCTCACACACTTTCATCTCTTTACCGGTTTGAACTAACTTAACACAGTAGGCATCTTTCCACTTATCGTTTCTGTACTTCCATAAATACCATAGACGAATTGTGTGATTCCAAAGTATATGTTTCCAGTATAATTTCATCTTATTCTCCACTATACCAATATGGGTCTTGTGGTCTCATGTATTCGGGGAGGCTACAACTTGGGCTATAGATAGCCGAGTACACAGCGAATAGCAATGTCAATATTGCAATTATAATCCAAAATAGTTTCATCTCTTCTGGTTTTTATTTAATTCCGTAAACGGTTCAACACAATCAGGATATTTTGTCAAGATAGTTTCCACAGCCGAATTATTTCTCATCAACTTTTCACCGTTCGGATAACAGGGTGGTCTGTCATCAATCCAGTTTTCCATCATTTGCCCATCTCTTACAACAGCAAGACACGCCATTGCCTTACCAAGATGATGAATCCCACTGGCAGGATCAATGTCCTCTCCTTCCCACCATGATGTTAAATGCCCCATTGCAGCATCATAGTAAACAGAAGCCTTTACTCCCATTATGCGGTAGTTATGTCTTCCATATTTCCTTGCCCCTTCTAACATAGCCAAAGCAACTTCGTACATTGGACCGGCTGGAAGTGTTGACAGTGGTGCTTTGTTTATTGCCAAAGCGTCTTTGGGATTTGTAGGTTTGATGTCTTTTGCCGTTGGTTCTTGTGGAAATTTTTGCGTCGACAAATACAAATCAAGTACTCCTTGTGCTTCACTTTCAGAGGTATAAATAATACACCAATTAGATACATAACCATCACTATCAACATAATTATTGGTACTCATAGCGTTATCACCATCGGCGACACACCAGCAACCTTCTTTATCATCATCTGTCTCACGTACTCTAAATTCATACATTTCTTAATCTCCCACTCTTTTATGGGTTATTTCTAAAATAGTTGGATAAATCCATATTTCACTTTTATCTTCAAATCGCACCAACACTTCTGTAAAGTCACAGTTATCTTTTCTAACATTAATAACATCTCCAATATTGTTAAAATATTGCCTACCTCGATGCAACAATGAACTACGAACAACAACTTTAATTCTCATTTTAACCACCTAAACAAAACAAGCTAAACTTCATTATAACGCTTCCATACTATTTTTAACAACTTGCAATGACTCATTTGCCCAACCCCGAAGTTCATTCCAGGGACGCGGTACTAAGATACCTATGCCGCCAATAGCTGTAAACTCTGCTATATTTTCATCTTTGTCGTCAATGAGAAGGGTGTCTGGGCCAGCAAATAATTTCTTTGGGGCCTGGGTCATAATAGTTCGCTTTTTATATTGTGGCAGATGTCGTTCAATCCAGAGTGCCTTGCCCGTCCAGCTACCATTATTAGGCATCGGTGTTGTAAAAAGGTATATATCATCAAACTTAGACTCAACAGCTTTAAGGATTTGAAGTCCGTCGTGCATCCAACGAAGTCCGGCAAAGAAATCAACCCCACATACAGAATCAAATTCAGCAAAAGACACATCCCAGTCTTCAAAGTATAACCATTTTGGACAGGACGTTAGATAATCATAGGACTTACCAAAGGCACGATATGTGCCCTCACCAAAATTCACCAGCACCCCATCCATATCAAGAAAGACTTTCGTGTTTTTCCTTCCGTATATAGTAAATCAACATTCCCAACCACACTGTGTTTATCGAAGTCACCGATAGACTACCAATTAAACTCACCCACTGGTCAAGATTAGCATAGTAATGAATATTCCAATAGCCCCAAAGAGTAAAATAACCTACACTAACAAAACTTACACCCCGCACCTTTTTGTCTTTATAAAGTCTATAGACACTAAGCATGACAAACACACCTCCAACGAGTTCAAACAATCCATTTAATTTATCATGCCATTGAATCATTGACTTACACCTCTTTAACAATAATCTCTGTCAACTTACCGAGGATTTTAGTAGCAGGATCGTCTTTATATCCATCGGCTAAGGTAAACCAATCTCCACCGACACCATGTAAAAGAACAGCCTGTTCGTCTGTAAGTTTCAGAACTACAATGCCGCCTTTGATTCTATATACCATTCCCGGCTTAATCTCATCATAAGGAATTTCTTTTAATTCTGGTTTTTCTTTCGATATTACTGTGATTTTCATTTTTCAACCCTTCCTAAAATTTTGTCAATGGCTAAACTCATTTTCACAATATAGTTAGGGCGTGCTTCCGGCGATGAGTAAATTAAGCTGGCAGGGTGAACATAAGACAACCACTTTTCTGCTTTATTAGTGTGTTCTTTTTTGTATCTCTCTGTTGCTAATTTAGCGTCTTTACCGAGCGACACAACAACCTTTGGTTGAACAATATCAATCTCCTCAAATAAATATGGCAGGCAATTCTCCTTTTCCTCTTCTGTACTGGCCCGATTCCTCTCAGGGTGGCAATGTACCACATTTGTCCAATAGCAATCATGTCTATCAATCCCGCTCAGTCTCAACACAGCATCAATCATTAATCCTGAACCTAAGATAAAAGGAATACCGCTATAAACGCCAAATTCATGACAGCTTTGCCCAACAAAGAATACCTCAGCATTTAAGTTGCCCCATCCCACACAAGCCTCAGTAACCCTCTTTATGTTCATTCCAGGACACAAATTACACTGTCTTATTCTTTGTGACAACCTATGATACTTCCTACCCTTCTCATACAACAATTTCAAATCGGCAAAAGCATCTTTGTCAAATTCGCCTGTTTCGAGACAACAGAATCCACTTAGACGTTCTAACTTGTCACTTCTTTTACTCATCTTTTGTACCCATAGCATGAATTATAATTATACTCTTATTGATGAATATATCTACCACCAATTGAGAAACACCCTTACCAATTAACGTATCGTCCTCTGCTTCGTCAATAATAAATGTAAAAACATTTTTTGCTTGATTCGGAAAATGTTCGATATGTCCAGCATATTCACCCTGTGGTATATACTTTTCATGTTTTTCGTTCATTTTGCTCTTTTCAAAAACAAATGGGCAATCAAATCTGCTTTCTTTAATATCAGTGTCTTAAAGTATTTGCAATTACCCATTTATTCATTTTTCAAACAAAGTATATGAACAACTACTTAAATGTATTTCCAACTCTTTTTACTATGTCAATTGCTTCTTCAAACTTAAAAACGATTTGTGAGATATTTCAATGGATTTGCCATCAAGGACAATAATATGTTTGACATGTCGTAAAAATCTATGGTGAATAAAAACAACCTTACCTTGCACCAAACCCTCTGTACCTTGTATCACTGTGTCGTTGCGGTGCTCCTCTGGTTGTCCTGTCCAACCTCCTTCAAGCGGAAAGCTACAATCTGTTTCGATAACTACATATTCCAGACCCCTGACATCACCGAAATTAAGAAGCTCCTTAATAAGTTTACCATTGACAACACTTCTTGCGTAACTTCCATCTGTTATTACTACCAAATCACCTTTTTTTACATTACTCATTTTTATCTTCTCTGTAAATTTTACGTTAAACAACAACCAACGTCTCACCTTTTTCGAGCAACCTCACACGGCAACTCTTTGGCATACTTAACACGTCTTTCCAATTGCCTTTTTTTCCAAGTATAATTAAGCCAGGGCTATCTTCCATATCACCGAATCGTTGAACAATTGTGTCTAAATAATAGCCACCCACCCAACTTACTGTCACACCAACATCTCCATCTTCCATATCACCGACCCAAATCCCTTCCGGCCTATCTTTCTTTGCTAATTCAAGCACAGTTCTTCCTCCAAATATGTTGCTATATTTTTGCCCCTATCAGTTTTTTATTCATCTTTCCGGCCAGCAATTAAATCAGTAATTTTATTACCTATCTTTTTCAGCCGCCTTGATATTGTAGCATCATGTTTCATTAAAAGCTGAGAGATTTCTATAGTAGAATACCCGTGTTTGTAATAAAGATGAAACAACATCCTCTCATCTATCGGCAATAAATTTGCAATATTACAATACAACTCTACAAGATTTCTTCGTTCAATTATATTTAGCGATCCCATAGGAGACAATTTACTGTTTCCTGCGTTTTCGTACATGTTATTTAATCTCTTTCACTTTTACTCTTCTACTCTATTACCCATTATACAACACATTTAGACAAAGTCAAGGAAAAAATAACTATTCCATTAATTATTTTTAACATCCATCTGTCCGATATATTTTGGAAATATTGCTTTCTTAGTCATCTTACCTCTCCTATTAAAACCTTACATTCTTGCCCTTCCTACTCTCTACTCCCGTATAGCAAACATCATAATCCAATTTCTTCAACATTTTCTCCCACTGCCCCTGCTTCCTCAGCGTCCACATATTCTCATCTCTTCCTCCATGCCCGGCTATTCGTTGCACATCACATATTCCGATTAATCTCAAATTATCAAGCTTCTCGTCACACGTTCTTTTACACCAGCCAAATCTCTTAATCAAATCATCACTGGTCAATCCTTCCTTCTCTAAAAACATGTTCAACAGTCGCAACATATTGAGAGACAAAGTATGCGCCGCCACATGCCTGACAAACACCACATCCTCTCCCATAACCCTCCTGTGCCCCCTTGCCATCGCTACTCCTTTGGCCAAACTTATCAATTGCGAATACAACCTTGCTGTTCTCTCCGGCCTTGCCACACTCGCATCATGTGTGTACTTATCTCTTACAATAGCCGTTCTTGCGAGGGCAACCACTTCTACCGCATACATAATAGTATCCGCTTGCTTTTTAGTGATGTTTGGCTCTTTAGGCTCTCTATCCAACATCTCATACGCTGCCTCATGCAACACTTCATTCAACTCACTTTGTTTATTATTCCGTACGGCATCACATATCGCCCTCTCCTCCTTCATGCTAATCCTCGGCATCCTATACCCAATAAATCTCTGTCCTAATTCCGCATCCACAATCAAATGATTATCAATAGCATCGGTTACGGCAGCAATCAATCCAAACCGACATTCAATTTCAACTCTTCCTATACTACCGAAATTCTTTGCAAACGTGCCATCATACGCACTTCTCAATATTCCCAGGATAGACTTCAACTCCTTATAGTCCTCTGTTAGCAACGGCGAAAAATCTTTGATAACAAGAATCTTTCCATCTGTTTGTTTCAACAATGAATTTCTAACAACCATTCTCGTTGTCTTTTCAGTGGGCCTGCCTACCCCAATTCCAGGCAGCAGACTGGCTTTAGTCAATGTATCTGTCGCATAAATACTCTCATGCCCGGCCATTGGATCAAGTAATGTCGTCTTACCTGCGCTGCTCGGCCCAATCAAATACGCCCATATCGGTTTAACATCCAGTCGATTTGCAAATATCACACCGAAGACAAAGTCAATATAATCCTGGTTCTTGGGCAAGACAAAATACTTGCTTATCTTCTTTTTATAAATTTCCACAGGGTTAGTTATTTTGGCATACTTAATTTTCTTTTTCTTTCTGGTCATTTCGTGTCTCCCTTTGAATTACACCATAGTAATAAACCTCTCGTGCACATGGATAACTTATCAATAGTTCTCTAAATCGATACATTGCACCCCTTTTTATTTTTTCTTGCTTTGTTATAGTCTTTGTGGCAAGTTCTATTGCTTTTCCTAAATTACGTATTTCTTTTAGTGCTTGTATGTTTTCTCTATCTAATTTACTCACCTTCATCTCCTTTTGAATTAAACATCTCTTTATCACCATCAACATTATATCATATACAAGGCAAAAGTCAAGTGAAAAACATCCCATTTCTTATTTATTTATTTCCTTGACACCTACTTTACATCCAATTCCGAATTTAATATAAATAAAAAAAAAAAAATAAACATACACATTATACATAAATATATTAAATAGGGAATGGGATGTAAAACGGAAAAACCGCTAAATTCGCCTAAAAATGGCATCACTAAACAGTGTTTTTGGCAATTTTCCATTCAATTCGTCAATTTTCCTTTTATTCACCCGTTTCGCTCTATCAAGTCTATCCTGACTTGTTGCCAAAATGGCCAGTATAAACCGTTCCTCTTTTGTAATTCCGGGCCTTGTTTGCCCCAGGGCTTTATACACTGTCAAAAACCCTTTATACATAATTTCATCGTCATTCATTTATCTCACCTTCATTTCTATTGCTCTTTCTCTCAATGTTCTGCAAAAGTATTTCTGTTCTGCGATACGCCGCCGGATCATTTATTATCATTTGCAACCCCTTCAACACAGACTCACGATCAACTCGTCCCCCTCAAATCCAATTTAGTTTAGTGATCTGACAAACTCATAGCCTTCGTCGTCAATCACTATTACATATCCGGCATAATCATCGTTTTTCGTCCACAATTCCGAGATACCCGTCTCTGTATTGAGCAACACAGCATCCGGCCCAAACTCAAAACCGCGAAGACCCTCCGCTCCCAACACCATGTGTTCGTCTCTAAACCTAATTACATATTCGGTATCTTCTATTGGTTCTCTTATTTGACTGCCTATTTTCTCCATTGTTTTATCTCCAAATAAACCATCAATCTGTTAAGTCTGTGCTGTAAAGGCTGCGGCCATGTTCACCGGCTTTTTTATACAGCACAGTATTAAGAGAGGGATGGATTCAATACAG